GGGGGGGGCGGCGGCGGGCCCCGGGCCCCCCACCCGTTGCGCATATCCCCGCCACTGCCGACAACCTCAAGGTCGGGTGGTCCAGAGGGGCCATGGGCGCCATTGTGGCCGGTATCGCGGCATCCTGTGAGAGGGCCGCATGAGTCCAGCGTTCACGCTGGAGATCGATTCGAGGATGGATACAGGGAAGTGGCTCGAGAGACTCAAAGAGGGCCGCTTCTTCGATTTCCTCGATGATTGTGGACAGGCCGGGGTTGCGGCATTGGCTGCTGCGACTCCGGTCAGGTCCGGTTACACCGCATCCTGCTGGTCCTACGAGATCAAACGGAGCGCCAACAGAGTCTCATTGGTCTGGAACAACTCCCACGTGGAGCAGGGTGTCCCGATCGCAGTCATATTGCAGTACGGGCATGGCACCAGAACCGGTGGCTATGTCCAGGGCGTGGATTATATAAATCCGGCGCTCAGGCCTATATTCGACAGCATCGTCAAGCAGCTTGAAAGTGCGGTGAGAGGCTAGTGGCGTCCATCGAGGAGCGGGTGGTCTCGCTCAAGTTCAACAACGGCCAGTTCATGAACGGGGTTCAGGACTCCCTCAACGGAGTCAAGAAGCTCGAGGAGGGGTTGGCATTTCGGGGCGGTGTCGAGGGGATCAACCAGGTCTCCGCGGCCGCCAAGAACCTCAATTTCTCGGAGGCCCAGGCTGGTGTCGCCGAGACCACGAGCAGATTCTCGGCTCTCCAGTCGATCGCGTTCGGCGCACTCGCCAGCATCGGCGGCAAGATTACCGAGATCGGCTCCTCGATGCTCTCGAGTTTCACCGTTCAGCCGCTCATCGACGGTATGAAGGAGTACGAGCTCCAGCTCAATTCCGTTCAGACCATTCTCGCTAACACCGCCCAGAAGGGCGAGACGATTCAGACCGTAAACGCGGCCCTGGACCAGCTGAATACCTATGCGGACCAGACCATCTACAACTTCGGCGAGATGACGTCCAACATCGGTAAGTTCACCGCTGCCGGTATCGGTCTGGATGACTCGGTCGCATCGATTAAGGGTCTGGCGAACTGGGCCGCCGTGGCTGGAGCAAACTCCGAGGCCACCTCGAGGGCCATGTACCAGCTTTCGCAGGCCATGGCCGCCGGCACGGTCAAGCTTCAGGACTGGATGTCCCTGGAGAACGCCGGTATCGCCACCAAGCAGTTCCAGGACCAACTTATCCAGACTGCTAAGATCCACGGCAAGAGCGTCGACGAGATGATCGCCAAGGACGGGTCGTTCAGGCTCTCCCTCCAGGAGGGATGGCTGACCCAGGAGATCATGATGGAGACTCTCAAGCAGATGGCTGGCGAGTACTCCGACGAGCAGCTCGCGTCGATGGGTTATACCGAGGAGCAGATCGCTCAGATCCAGGAACTGGCTCGGACGGGTATGTCCGCGGCTCAGGACATCAAGACCTTCTCCCAACTGATGGGTGTCATCGGCGAGGAGCTCGGTTCGTCCTGGGGTCAGTCGTTCCGAATCATCTTCGGCGACTTCGAGCAGGCCAAGGCCCTGTGGACTCAGGTTGGTGCTTTCCTCACAGGCCCGAGCGGTATCATTACTCAGATGGGCAACGCCAGGAACGCTCTCCTCCAGGGATGGGCGGACCTCGGTGGCAGAGAGAAGGTCCTCGAGGGTCTCGCCTCCCTGTTCCACGCCATGTGGGAGCCGCTCCAGCGCATCGGTCAGGCGTTCTCGCAGGTCTTCAGCGGTCCGTCCGCTGAGGGTCTGTACAGTATCTCCGAAGCTTTCGCCAACTTCATGGCCAAGCTGGTCCCCAGCGAGTCGACTATCGAGTCCCTCGGCATGTACTTCGAGGCGTTCTTCCGAGTCATCAAAATAGGTGTTATGGTCCTGTCAGACTTCGGCAAGATCGTGGCATGGATCGCCGGCGGAGCGCTCAAGGGTCTTGGGGCTCTCATTTCCAGCCTCCGTGGTCACACCGCGGATTGGTCCTGGCAGCTCAGGGATCACGTCGTGGCCATTCAGGAGTGGTACGACAACCTGAATGTCGCCGAGAACGTCATCAAGGCCATCATCTGGACGGGTAAGGGCCTCAAGCGTATCTGGGAGAACTTCTCGGAGGGATTCCACGACGAGATCACGCCCAGCCTCAGGCGACTCAGGGAGGCCTGGGATGCACTGTGGGAGGCTCTGAAGTCAGCGGGATCCGGAATCAAGGAAGCAGTTGTCGGACCGTTCCGGGAGCTCAAGCAGGGCGCCCAGGAGGTTGGTCAGGCGCTCGGTATCGTCAGTGAGTCCACGGATGATGCGGGAGATTCCGCTGAGGAGAACGAATCCAAG